CTTGGCCGCCCGTTGTCTCAGCGTCCCGATGTATGGCCCCCACTGGAGTTGCCATCTCAGGACGTCGCCGAGTTTTTTTCCGCGTCCTGAATCTGCTCCTTGCGGAAGTTTTCTTCCTCAAAGGCTTGCACGAAGACGAAGTTCCACAGCCGCCATAGTTCCTTGTCCCGGAACCACTCCAGGGCCGTGTCACTCGAATACGGGATCGGCTTGCCCTCGTCGTCCTCGACGCCCTTCCAGTCCAGCAGGATCGTCTGGGACGCCGCCTCTTTCTGCACGTCGATCCGCTGCTCGTCCGTCAACTCCTTGGCATCGAGCAGCACCTTGCGCTGTTCCAGGAGCTTGCGGTACGCCTCCTGGCACCGCTCGTTGTTCCAGCGGGCGATCTTCAGGACGATGTCGCCCGCATACGGAACCCATGCCCCCTGCAACTCCTTGTCCAAGTCCGCGCGTATGGCGCTCAACTTCATGTCCCACACTCCTTCTCGATTAAGCCACGGGGAAGCGTGCGATCCGCATCGTCACGTCTTCCGTGGCATGTGCGTAGGCCGCCCACGACAGGGTCATCATCACATCGTCGTCGGCCCCAGGAGCCGGCCGCTCGCCCGCCGTGTACTTGACTGCTGGCAGGTCGATGATGTAGCCGTTGCCCTTCGGGTCTTGCAGCAGCAGCGCCAACGCTGTCGCCGTGCCATTGAGATACTTGTCGTAGATCGTCTTGCTGGCGTAGTACGCCTCCAGCGTCCCCGAGACGATGCACCGGCCCGTCCCAATGCTCAACACGCCCGAGCTTCCCACAATGGCCCGCTGACGCAGGTTGTTGTTCAGGTTCAGGGTGAACGACCGAATGCTCATGGCCGTCTGGTTCTCCAGCAGGTTCTGGACATCCAGCGCGGTCATGTGCTCGGTGGTCGTCGCCGCGTCGTACCCCGCACCGCCCGACGCCGTCTCAGAGCTTTCGCTGGACCCCAGGAACTCCAGGCCCCCGGTGATCTCGCCTTCCACCGGCACATTGAGCGACAGGCTGTTAATCGCCATTCCCAGGAACAGCGAAAGCTCAGTGGTCAGGTCCACATACGTCCGCTCGATGTTGAAGGTGCTCAGGCTGGTGCCGTTGACGATCGAGCCGCCCTGGGCGATGGTGATCCCGGTCGCACTGGCCTCGCTGACCAGCGTGCCGCCAGAGACGGCGATTTCCGACGTACTGCCCGTCACCACCTTGAAGTAGCCGTTGTTTGCCGCCGTCGTGAAACCGGACACCTTGATCCACTCCCCCACCGTCGGCGCAGTGAACGTGCCAGTGAACTTGTTGCCCGAGGCCACAGCAGATACAGTGGCCGCCGTCGCCACCGCCACGGGAGAGGCCCACGCCGAATCCAGCAGAGCCGCCACCAACAGCGCATCATAGGTGCCATAGCTCAGCTCGAAGTTGATCCCGCCCGACGCCGTAATCCTCGACCGGCGAATCGACGTGATCTGCCGATCCGACCGAATCTCGTTGCTCTGGGACGCCGCCACATCCTGCTTGAGGCTCTCGCCCGTGATCCGCAGAACCTGCAACTTCTTGCCGGTCTCCTGGACCCCGAAACTCGACTCGGCCACGTATGCCAGTTGAACTCTCGATGTGTCACTCATATCGTTTCCCTTCTACGCCTGGTGCTCTGCCTCGAACGGGCAGATGACATTGATTTGATACCGTCCTTCTTCCAGCCCCACTGGCTGCTGGTACGCCGTCAGATACCGCACGCCACCCGCCGACACGCTCGTAAACGCCTCCACGATCGCATCGGCCATTTCGATCAACTCCCCGTCCCCCTGTCCCGCCGGCCCGAACAACTGCGCCACCGCGATGCCTGACCGCCGGTAGTTCTTCACCCCCACCGTCAACCGCTGCCCCGCCGAATCGTGGATGTAGAACCGGCACCACATCGCATTGTCCTGTGGAGCCGTCTGGCCGTCGTTGGCGTACAACGTCGGCAAGCCCTGCCCATCCTCGATCAGGGTCTGGAACCGACTGCGAATCGCATTGTGAATCTCCGCGTACGTCACCGGAACATCCTCTTGGCTTCTTCAATCGTGCGGGCCATCATGTGGTCCCCGGCAAACGACCCTCTTCCATCTTCCAGGAACACGATGTACCGCACGTTGTTGGTGACATAGGTCACACTGAACGGCCGAACCTGAGCAATCGTCGTCAGCCCTCGTTGAATGGTCGACTGCCCGTCCTTGTCCGTGGTCAACAGCGCCGCGGCCGGGCGGTTGTTGTTCTCCACCTGCCAGTTGCCACGCGCCCGCCCCGTTCTGACGCGGGTCTTCATCACCAGACTCTTCAACGCCTCCATCGCCACCTTCTGGTGAATCTGCCGAACCTTCTCGGGGACATCCACCGCCGCGAAGTTCCTCAGGGACAGGTTGAACTCGTTTGCATTCATGCGACCGCCTTCACACCCAATTCGTACAGTACCACCGAGCCCTTGTAGACCACCGGCTTGACAGTCACTACCGTCCATGTCTTCGACGCATACACCACCTCCATCAACACCTCCGGCGTGAAGTCCAGTCCGGACGCCGACAGGTACAGCAGCATGTCCGCCCATCCCGGCACCTTATCCTTGCGGGCCTCTTCGACTACCTTGTGCGTATGGGCCGTCGCCGTGCCCATCGTCCGCTTGCCGGTCGTCGGGTCATACTCGGAATCGCCGTACTCGTTGAACACGGCATCCGCCCCGTACTCGCCGATCAACTCCAATGTCATCGCTGCCGTGATCGCCATATCAGCCTCGAATGACCCTGCCGCCGGCCTCGATCAACCCACGCATCATCGCATCGACCCTGGGGTATTGGTACCCATGCGGCTTGCCGCCCACGTAGGTCTTGCTCTGGGAGATCGGCCCCACCGTGACGCTCTCCGATGCGATCTCGCCCGGTTGCGTAACGACGCCCAACAGGTCGTCTCCCAGCACCACGCGCAATGCCAGTTCAGCACAAGCATCTTTGAGTTTCTGGGGCAATGAAGAGGAATCGAGCACATACCCATCGTCGCCCTCCACGGAGTACCTGGGCCACGCCAAGGCTTGAGACGCACTGGCCTTGCAGCCCCGCCACCGTCCTTGATACGCAGCATCGATGTACTGCGTTGCCACGATCAAGGCATTCTGTTTGATCGTCTCTGTAGCCGACGACCAATCCGATGACCGTGTGTAGTTCGCATGGTACGTGTCCGCGTTGGCCACAGACAGATAACTGTTGGCCGTGCTCAGACCTGTTCCATCCTCGACCGCAAACACGGTCACGGTAGAGATAGGCGTACCTGTTCCCGTTCCGCTCATTCAGTCACCACTTCAATGTCGGGATTGGTGAATGCGTACCCGCTCTTTCGTCGGAAAACGTAATACACCCCTGGAGTCAGATAGAACGTCGCCTGGCCCAGTTCGTCCGTATGGTCGCGAGCTACAATGTTGCTGCCGGCCGAGTCAGTGCAGGCCCAAACCTCGCATTCGGCGAGGGGGACCCCCGTCGTCGAATCCGTCACCGTGTACGTCCAGGCGTGTCCGCCGCGACCCACCGCCGGAGAAGACCACGTGGAGATGTACTCGGTGTAAACCAGATTCAGCCCGCCCGACTCCTTGGCGTAGAGGCTGTAGGCCGCGCCGTACACCCAGGCGTCCGCCGCTATCTCGATCTGCCAGCACGCTCCACCGGCGTAGGACATCTCTCCACACGAGACCTCCGTCTCCGACCAGTCGGAGCCGTCCCACCACTTGCCGGTGTTCTCCCCTGCCGTACAGAGCAGGAACGCCTCTGCCGTGCCCGAGACGATCGGGTCTGCCGTGGTCTTGCTGACCACGTCGCACTGCACCGTATTGGCCTGTCCGGGAATCACCTGCTGCATGCGCCACCTCTACGAAGTCATCCGAAACCACAGGATTACGCGCCGAGGAAAGTGACGTTCCACGTCACGGCCAGGGTGTCCGACGCGCCCTTGTTGATCGCACCGTCAAACACACTGATGGCAAACGTGTGCGTCGCATCCGCTTCGCCGGCGTCGGTCGTGTTGTCCACAAGCGCCACGCGGTTGATATCGGCGTTCGTGCCTTCCCCGGCTGCCCATAGCCTGCGAAACTGTGTGATGTTGGCCGATGCGCCTTGTTTGGGCGTGCTGTCATCCAGCGCCTTGGCCGAGCCGGACACATAGTCTCCCGCTGCGATGTAGCTGCCCGCGCCGCTCTTGGCCGCCTCCGTCGTCGCCGTCCCCAGCTTCATGCCCCAACCAGAATAGGCTGCCGAGTACAGCGCCGCCGCCGCCAGCGCGTCGCCCTTGTCCGTTACAATGTTGTGCGTCACCGACCGCTGTTTGAGGTTGCCGTGCTTGTCCCGCAGTTCGGCAATGACCTCGCCTCGCATCGTGAATCGTGCTTTCATCATGCTGCCTTTCCAATGGAGTTTCATCGACCT